GCCACATATAAAAATATACCTTGACCATTTTGGTTACGCTGGTGATGAATTTATCCCCTGTGAATGCTGCGGAAAAAAAGCCAACGACATCCATCACGTTGTTGCCAGAGGCAGAGGTGGTGATCCAACCGGCAAGAAAGATATTATCGAGAACCTGCAAGCTGTTTGCCGAGATTGCCATAATAAATACGGCGACAGCCCGAATTGGTTTATGTTCTTAGTAAAAGCACACGCCACCAAACTTAGAGTAAATTGGATTGAATTATTAGATAAATTAAAAAGTTTAAGATAAAAGATGGAAAATAAATCAGAAGAAAAAAAAGAGGAAGCGATTGCAGAAGTGCAGCTTCATACACCAGACAGCGTTATACCAGCAGACGCAGAGCTAACAAAAGTAATCATTGTTGATTTCACCTCGTTTAGTATGAGGGGAGAGCGTGTGTTTTTCGGAAAAAGAATGGAGGAGGTAAAACTCGAACTGATGCAGCATTGCGAAACTACCGTTGTCCACAAAACGATTGAGTATGATTTGCAGATACTAAATAAGAAAGAGGAAAAGTCCGACAAGCCACTGGAGATTGTTTCGGTGTTGGAGGAAAACACTTTCAACTTATTAAAGGCTCGTAGGCTTATTATAAAGGTAGCTAAAGCCGTTATAAACGAAAAGATTTCAAAGAAGTTAATGAAAAAATCAGACGATTTGGATGATATTATTATAAACGACAACCTACACTAATGAACGACGAGGAGGTAAGGAATAAAATATCCCAGACGGGAAAGAAAGAGCGTAATGCTTTGACGGGACTATTCAAAACAATGTTGAAAGAAACTGACAAGGTGTATTATCACGTTTACCACACTCCTGATCAAACAAACAGTCGTTATGATTGTATGGTTAAGAAGATAGATAAAGCTACCGGTAAGGTTATTAAGAAATTGTTTATCGAAACCAAGATACGGGGTGCTTATTACGACACAATGCTTCTGGAGAAAAAGAAGCTTGATTACCTTAAAGAATTTGTAAAAGATCCGCAAGTAGACAGAATTTACTACATCAACTTTACTCCGAGAAACACCATTCTTTTTGATTTGCTGAAAATTGAATCAACAATGTTCTTTGTTGAACACGACCATAACGCACTTACTATTGATAAGGAAAGAGGGAAAGTAAAAAAGGAAGTAACCTATCTTGACGTTACTAACGGCATAGTATATGATTACATTTACGACTCAAATCCGCCGGCAGTTCCTCACCTATCGGAAGAGCAGGTTAATGAAATACTGATTTCACAAGAAGCGTTCCCGAAAGAAGAACCGATTAAGCCTGTTTCGGATCCAAATCAAGTTAAGTTGGAGATAAAAACACCAGAAGTGATAAATCCAGAGGATCTTGTTGTGCTTGATGAAAATGGCGAAGTTACCGTTCAAACAGTAGAGGAGTTCAAGAGACTACCTTACAGTATCCAAATGCGATATGCAATGGAAAATCACTTACGGAAGTTTTTAAAACCAGGAGAGAATAAAGCCGATATAATCGAGAAATATGGCAGCCTTAAAGATGCTTATAATTTTGTTAACGAAAGAACGAGGTTGGAGATCCTGTCTAAATACCAGAAAATAGATATGTTTAATAAATACCAGAAATAATGAGTGAACAAGAGAATTTAGAGAAACTTCTTTCTATGGCAAGAAAACTCAAAGCCCTTGCTGAACGAGGCGTTGGCGGAGAGAAAGATTCGGCAGAAGAAAAGTACAACGAATACATAAAAAAGCATAACCTACACGATTCGGATATTAACCCCGAAATGAACAGACGTGTGTTTACTTTGCAGGATAGCGATTACCAAGATGTTTTGCTTAATGTTATTTTATCAGTAAACCCTTTTACTAAACATAGCTCAACTAAAAATGCTATTCAGTGCTATTTAGATCACGAGGACTTTACAGAGGCTACCCAGAAGTTTGAATATTTCTCAAAAATGCTACGAATAGAAAAAGAGCTTTTAATGACAGCTTTCCTATCAAAGCATAGAGAGGCTTTTGAACCTGATACTCATTCCAAAAAGAAGTGGCGTGAGCGTAGAGTTGAGAACGATGCTTTTGAGATAAAAAGACAGGAAGAGAAAATAGTAAAGCAGGAAATTAACCGGCAGAAAGCCGACAAAATGCTCGGAGCCGACGTTACCACTAAAGTAATGGATAGCGGTGATAGATTAAAGATTGCAGCTTTCAATCAAGACAGAGCTGGGCAGTTAATGGCAATTCTCCTTGAGAGCAAATATGTAAGAAGTAGAACAAAAATCGGAAAAGAATGAAGCTGTATCAAAACATAACCGAGAAGAAAATGGATAATTTTCTAAAGACTCTCGGAAGCAGTATTGAAAAAGAAAAGCTTGTCGAAATAATGAACGATAAGGATGATCTGCACGGTGACTTTATTGTAATCAAAGGATATAAGTTTAAAAAGGTTTACGGAGAATACCAGTGCTTACAAACTCCGACGGAAAAACACGAAAAGGTTGAATTACGCTGGCCCAAAGCTCCCGGCGACGTTTACAAGAAAAGATGAAAAAGACGTATCCGACATCAACCAAGGCTAAACAGTGGGCGAAGCATTTGCGACCATTTGGGAAGCGTATGGCGAACAAGTCCACGCGAAAAATAAACAAAGCCGATGAAACCGAAACAACTAGTCTTATGGCAATAAAAAAGAATTCTAGGCATAAATTTGCCATAGAGTACCTTGCGACTGGGTTAATAGATTGGAAGATCTGGAAAAGTTACATAACAGAGAGTGGACGAAACAGAGGGTTGGAAAATGTGATTAAGAAATATGGCAACTCTTCGTTTGATTTCTTGAAAAATTACCAGTTCCGAAAAAAAGATTTGAAATAAATGTTAAAAAAATTGCCAATACAATTCTTTGTGCTATCTTTGTGTCTATAAAGCACAATGTATGAAAAGTATTTATAACATATTTGTTAGTAAAGATAAGGTAAAGACCACGTTGTTTTTAACTTTGATCGTGTTAGTTGTTGTATTATTTGTAGAACTTTATACTTAAAAAATGAGCAGAAATTTAACATACGACCAATGGCTCCCGTACAAATCATACGAGAAGCACGAGTGCGATATTAAATATAAGGATGGAACGATAATAAAGCACGTTTATCCAAATGCTGGATTTTTTACCGCGTGCTGTGGTAGATTGTGGAAAAAGAGAAAAATGGTTAATGAGAAGAACGTAGTTGAGATTATGTATCGAAAATACTACCAAAGCAATTTATGTAAAGGCGATTGTAACGAAAAAGGAAAATAAACGCAAGGTGTTTCAATGCCAGTGTTCAAAAAGCGAAGAAGAAGTATGTCAGCGAACATTGGGGTTGTAATTTCTGTGAAAGGTACGGTTTTCATACTTTCCTTACCTTGAGAAAACGAACACTTGCTATTTTAAAATAAAAAAACAAATATGGAAAACTCTGTTATTTAAAACCAATAAAACCAAAAATATGAAAAAAGTAATGTTATCAATGATGGTGCTTACGGCACTAGGAACGTCTGCTCAAAAGGACAGCGTGTATGTAGTAGAACAAAAAGATGAAATGACCGACAAGGTTTATTATTATCCGTCAAGGCAGTTATTGTGTCAAAACGCAGATAATAAATCGCAAGGCTTCTCTATATCTTTTTTTATAGACAAAACAAAGAAAGGACTTGAAGTTGCAGAAATAAAAATGAAAGTGATTGGCGTCGGCTCTTGCCACGAAAAAGATGAGGTGATCTTCTTAATGGAAGACGAAACCAAAATAAAAGGAACTATGTGGAACGAATTTACTTGCGACGGAAAAGTTTGGTGTAAAGTGTCAGACTCCGACAAAGAAATTCTTGCTACGAAAAAGGTATCTAAAATACGAATACAAAATGGGCGTACTTTCGAGAGCTACACCCACACACTAGCTGATGGAGATAAAAACTATTTCATTCAGTTGATATCGGCAGTAAAAAGTCAAATAACCAAACCGTTTAAATAACTAAAAATAAGTAAAGATGAATAAGGCAGATTTAGTTTACGGAATGTCTTTAGGTGCCAAGATGCCGGTAGCTGATGCGAAAAGAGCTATTGAGTCGGCTATTGACTTAATCAACAAAGCACTGAAAAGAGGCGATAGGATAACGATTTCTGGATTCGGTAGCTTCCAAGTAAAAAGACGGGCTGAACGCGTTGGAAGAAACGCTAGAACAGGTCAGTCGATAAGGATACCACCAAAGAATGCCGTTGTATTTACTGCGTCAGAAGTCTTGGAAAAAATCGTAAATCCCATAAAATAGTGAAAAGGAATTAGGGGATTGCATATTCTCCCTGTTCTTTTTTTTAGAACCCAGTCTTGAGCGGCTGGGTTTTTTTATTGATAAGATTTAATACATTTAAGCATTTTCCTCTGTTTTTGGTTTTACGTCAGATGCAGCTTCCTCGATTTCTTTTTGCAAGGTTTTTTTGTTTTTCTTCTTACGCCACCAAAGAAAAGCCAGCACCACGAGAATGATAATGGTCGGAGTTACAATAAACGCTACACCTTTAGCTACTTTTATGCCAGTTTCTTTGCTAATAAGTGTCATTACTCGCTATATTTTGTTTGATTGCCAGTTGTCACGAGTTTCCAGTGCTTAAACGTCTGGTTCTCCTTTTTTGTATAATCTATATTTTTTATACTATTCAGCATTGGTTACAGCTTTTTTAATTCCAGATCTAAAAATCCAAATAATAAGTCCTAATATCAAAACAGTAATAACTACCATAAGTATAGTAAACCTCCTGTTCTTTGACTCTTCTTCTCCATTAGATAAAGGTGGACTTAAAGACGTGCATTCTTTTTTATACTGAGCCGAAGCAAGTCTGCCCTGCCAGTAAGCACCGTAAGACGAAATAATTACCCCTACCAGCATAATAATACCAATAACAGCAAGCATATCGTCAGTTCTGGCTAAAGATCCTAAAGCATCAAATTTAGCTGCACTTTTACCGATGTCTTTTACGTTCATTTTAAAATCTAACAAATTTGTTCAAAAATAGCGAAAATATTTCAAATCTGTTACGGAAATGTCAGCTTTATTTTATAATTTTATCCCATTCTGTTCTTTGAGTATCTGTAATGTCTGTTATTTGGACCAGGGTTTAAATGTCGGACCCATTATACAGGAATGTATAATTAAAAACTGGGTGAATTGCTGGAACGCTAAAGCCGTGAGGTCAAGCCAATCAGCAGCCAAGTCGTGAGTACACTTGCGAAAGGTTCAGAGACTACTGGAGAGATAAAGTTCTCTTAATAACCAGATCAGCGCCCAGCATCCAGAAAGGATGATGATATAGTCCAATCTCTAATGAAAATTAGAGTTATATTCGTGGAATTGTTCGATTAAAATTTTTCGTTCAGCTAAAATTTTCTCTGTGTATTTTCCGTTTCTAGGAGTTAATGACACAAGTTTTTCAGCAAGAGCCATTTTTTTTGATTTGACAGGATGAAGCAATGTTAAGTGTTTTGATAATTCTAAAACCCTTCTTGCTCCGAAGTATTTTAAATCATACGAGTCTAAATGATTTGGATTTTTTTTTCTCTTAGTACTTACTGATCCCGTCATACCAGTTTCATTGTATATGAAATTTTTTAAGGCATCAATAAGTTCGATATAAGAATTGTGAAAACAAAGCTGTAAAGCAGGTTCACTTTTTTTAGTATTTCTTGCTAGGCATAAACTACCATCTGTGTCCAAGAAAGCCGAAACATAACTCCAATTCATCATAGTTGTAGGTTTTGAATAAGGTGTGAATATACCACTTATCCACGAATAAAACAAATGCGAATCCCTGCGGGTCCACAAAAGTTAGAATAACGCCATCGGTGTGCTATGTCTAAGACTAAACACTTCCTGATGGTCTACAATGTGAAATCGACTGTCGCCACATCGGCAATATACAGCTCGACGTAATCGTAGATATTTCTAGCTTCTTTATTTGCTTTTTCATTCGCCAAATGAAAAGTAGGAGTTAGGCTAAACGCACTAAGTGTATTAATTTAAAGGGTTAAGTCATTAATTAGCGTTGTGTAAACCTCCTGAATATGGGCCCGACCGGTTTTGACAGTGATAAGAGTTACAGATATGGTAGCAATACCGCAGGATAAAAGTCGTAATCGACACAAATCTAAAAATGGCTGCATAGTCTTTCCGATAGGGAACACTTCAGTCTCCAGAGCAATCTGGTAGAATTGATAGAACCCCTGGCTAACGCTGGGGGTTTTTTAAAAGAGTAAACAACTAAAAAAAATAAAAATGAAAAAGTTTTGGACAATGTTTGATGACAACAACAGCATCAATGAAAAAGCAGTAGTAGGTTTTATAGCCTTTATAATAATGATCCTTTTTGCCTTTGTAGATATAGGCACAGGAATAGCTAATAAACCTTTACTGGTTAATGAGTTTATCTTCAACTCATTCCAAGTTATAACAATAGCTTGTTTTGGTATAGCTTCGGTAGATAAGTGGATTAATAAAAAGCACAATACAGAAGAAACACCATCAGAACAATAAACGAACCAAAAAAAGACTTTACTAAAGTTCTAGCATTAGAATGAAAAACCTATCTAAAGAGGAGTTATTAAGCAGACTTGAGGCGATTAATAGAAGTAACGCTATTATTTATTTTGACCTTAATGGAATTATAACAGGGGTTAATGACATCTTCCTAGAAGCAATGGGTTATGGTAAAGGTAATCACCAAGAGATTATTGGAAAACACCATAGTATTTTTGTATGTGAAGATTATGCAAGAACACTTGAATATGAAAAGTTTTGGGATATACTAAGAAGTGGTAAGTATTATCAAGGTGAGTTTGAGAGAAGAAAAAAAGATGGAAGTCTTATCAATCTTCAAGCAACTTATAATCCTATTTTTGATGAGGATAATAAGATTACCAAGATAATGAAGATTGCTACTGACATTAGTTTAATTGTCAATAGCAAAAAACAAATAGATGCAATTAACAGAAGTACAGCTCTTATTAGTTTTAATACCGAAGGTTTTATAACAGACGTTAATTCTATATTTTTAGAAACAATGGGCTTTAAAGCCAATGAAAAAAATAAAGTAATTGGTAAGCATCACAGTATTTTTGTAAGCTATGAATATTCAAAATCTGATGAGTACGTTAAGTTTTGGGAGAGTTTAAAAAAAGGCAAGTATTTTGATGGAATATTTGAAAGAAAAAAAGTAGATGGCTCTACTGTTTACTTACAAGCATCTTACAATCCTGTACTTGACAGCAAAGGAAATATTACCGATGTAGTTAAGATTGCAACTGATATTACTGAGTCTGTAAACAATAAGAAAAAAATAGATGAGCTTACAAAGACTTTAACAGTAGAGTTGGAGAACTCTCAAAAACTTAAAAACTCAATAGAGATAGAGAAGGATGCAGCTTTAAATGACTTAGATGTGATGATGAAAAAAAGCCAAAGTGAGCTAATAAAAATAATTGTTAGAGTTGCTTTGGCTGTTATAGTTGGAGTTGGAGTTGTAACAACGATATTATATTGGGTAGCTATTATAACAAATCAAGATACACAAATAATTGGTTCGACTTGGAGTAATATGTTTAGTGTTTTATTAACTAATGCTTTTTCAATAGTAGGAACAATTATGGGAATAAAATATGCCACACAAGATGGTGCTAAAAAATAACAACTAAAAAAAATAAAAATGAAAAAGTTTTGGACAATGTTTGATGACAACAATTCGTTAAATGAAAAAGCAGTAATTGGATTCGGTGCTTTTTTAGTAATGATTATATTCGCTATTGTAGATATAATTACAGGTATTATGAACAAACCTTTATTAGTAAATGAGTTTGTTTTTGATTCATTTAAGTTATTAACAATAGCTTGTTTTGGTATAGCTTCGGTAGATAAATGGATTAACAAAAAAAAGTAATAATTAATAAAAAATAAACAAACCAAAAAAAATCAAATTATGGAAACAACACTAAACAAAGAATCGGCAGATGTAAATATTAAAGAGAAACAAAATATTGATATTACTTATGTAAGCCTAACAAGATTACTAATAGGTCTTACTGATTTATCAAAACTTGATATTAGTGATTTTGATATTAATCTAAATATTATGAGATTAATTAAAAAATTATCTCCTCTTGAAAGTGCGTATAATAAAACAAAAAAAGGTTGTATGGATGAACATATAGCTATTAATGAAATAAATGGAACATATAAATTTGATGGCAATCAAATGTATATTTATAAATCTGAAAAAGATAGAACGGAATATTTTAATAAAATAACCGAACTAAATAATAAAAAAGTTGAAGGAATAACATTTACAATAAAAGCATCAGAATTAAAGAAATTAAAAAAAATAAGTGCTAATATTTTGATTAATATTAATGAATTTGTTGTTGATGATTTAGAATAGAATGT